GACAACTTCTTGCGATAAATTATCAACTTCGTAATATTTGTTACCATCTGAGTCTACTACAGATATGATCTCGACGACATCGTCTCCGCCAATGCGGACTCTCCTAAATCTTTCAAATGAAGAGTTGCTTAGGTTGACGGTTGCTTTAGAAAATAAACCAGAAGATATTTGGCCAAATGCTTTAACTGCGAAAAATGTTGTTGCACCAGTCGCGTTATCAAACCTTGCTGCTACAATATCGTTATTCAATTCCCCAAAGTCAATATCTTCAGTTAAAATGAAATTTCCACCATTAGAACTTGAAAAAGTTGCCCCTTGCTGAAGTACAGGCATGTAAGTCAAATCTGGTGGTGCACCATCTGTGTTCGCAGGTACCATACAAAATAGAGATATTGTACCATAAGTACTTGGTGATCCGGCGTACTTAAAACCTAGAGTTCTTGCGTGTTTTCGGACATTATTGAATTCAATAGCTGTGTCAAGAAATGATTCGTTTGCTTGATAATCCAAATAGAAAGAAAGCACATCTCCTACATAAGCAACGGAATCAATCATTAAAGAGTTGATTGTTGATTTGGAAAAGTCTTTCCACTCATCTGGATAAAATCGCTTTGCATGCTCTATTAGATCTTGTCGAATTGTATCGAAATCTCTACTGGTATATTTGATTGGTGTTTTCTTTTGTTTAGACATATGAGACCCTCGTCAAGAACTAAATAGTTAATCAGGGAAAAGCGATTGCTGTTTAGGACACCTCGACCTCAAAAAGCTCTGGAATACTTAATCCGTTGTATCTGAACCTTAGTTGAACCTTTAATAGTTGAATATCCGAATCGATTTGTATGTTGATTCCGTCAATTTGTACATATGGCATATAGGTTGCTGACTGGTTTCTTATTTCCCCTTCTAGAAAACCGGTTGATATTGTTGAGTCGTTTTCAAACAAATATGCATGCAAGCCAACGCCGAAGTTTGGATCCCAAACATACTCGCCCTTCCTCGTTAACAATAACATTTTCATGTTCTGCTTAATCGCATTTGTAGTATCCGTATTTGGATGTGAATCGATCCCAGCATTGTTATCGCTGTTCATATTGATTGGAAATATTATCGATAAAGACATTTAATCATCCTCAAATAGTTTCTGGAATTCATTCACACAAGGTTTACCATCTTCATCAAATGGTTTTGCGTCAACAATACGAAGTCTCTGCAGAAAACCTACTCCACCTACATTTAAGTAGAGCTCTGGTATCAAATTCTTTAAGAAGTTTATGTTCGATTGCCTATTTCTTGATGCGCGGCTGCTTTTTGTGTCGTCTTGAGAATTGTAAACAGAACGAAACTGTTTTCTCAACAGTCTCTTTGTATCATTAAATATTCTTTTTTTCCAACCTTGAGATATAAAGAATTGGCGCTCTTCTTCTACTTCTAGTTTGCCGATTGATTCAATAAAATTTTCATATGAATATATTCCAAATAAAGACGTGAAGCTTTTTGTCTTAAATATTTTCTCAAACAAGGTGATGAAACTGTCTTCTTCAGATAATCTATCAACATAGCACTTGATATCCTCTCCCATATTTGGATCTACCAAGTCAAGGTCTTTAATTTCAACATCCATAACATCAAGCTCGTATGTTGAAATGGGAATGTGTTGCAAGTCAACACTATTCTCACCAGACATTACTGATCGAGGTAGGCGCTCGGCTGTTGAATTTAAGTTCGGTGTAAGGCCAAGTGCACTAGATACGCACATCAGAAGTCTAACTCCAAATTTTACGCCGATGGTGCCTTGCAATTTGCCTTCTGATGTCACGAGAGCGTTCCCAAAGTGATCCGATAATCGAGAGTTTTCATCATAAATTGTCCTATTAGACATCATCGATTGAAATTCCGACACTCTCATTACTTGCTCGGTCTCATCCTTGTTAACTATTCTTACATATTTTTCTAGATACATTACGCCTGTTTTCTCTATATCTTCAAGGGTTTTGGATATTGTCCCCAAAGGACTCTTGAGGTCTTGAGATGCGCAATCCAAAATGCTCCCATAGTCAGGCTTACTTGCGCCTTCGACGACTTCCTGTTCCACATTAACAAATCCTGATTTTATGCTTGATTGATCTAATATACCCTCGGTTGACAACATGTACTTTTTAATATCAAAAACGTGCGGACGTGGTCGTAGATTAAGGTTCAACTTCTTAGATAAGACAGTAGTCTCCTTTTGAACCAAAGCGGCTAGAAACACCTCTGCTGCTTCTTGTGTCTCGTGAATTACCGCCACTTTTCGAGCGAGGTTGATCTTGTAACCATTTAAAGTTTTAAAGTTTAGTGTTTCGCCTTGTGGTGTGGTTGCCCACTTATTTCCATATGCGAGGATTCGAGAACCATCGTATAGTTGACTTCTAACTCCATCAGGGAACTGTCCAAGTAACAAATCGGCAAATCTTAGTTTCTCATAATTGTTCTGTGCCTTATTTATGATTCTGGAAGCCTCTTTCATTTCTTCGGTCTCTTCCATGAGACCATCAATTATTTGCCTTTGGACAACTTGGACTGCCTGCTCTAAAAACAAGAGATAATATGCAAGACGAGAAATGCTTGAAAGGAATCCTGCTTCCGACATTTCTCTCTGCATCGCATCGGCGATGGAATTTGTAATTAAAGAATCTACATTTAAATCTGAAAACTGGATTGAGCCGAAGACAGGGAAGGTCCTAATCATGAACTCTGTAGCATACATTCTTATTGTTGAAACTACAATACCCTCGATAATTCCATGATTTGCCGGCATAATCTGTCGGTCATATGGGACCTCAAGTCGACACTCTAGAGGTTCACTTAGTCTCTCATCTATCGGAAGGTTTGACTCAACTTGTTTCGCACGTTGAGCTATCTCAGTCATATTCAAGAATCCATTGTCTTTATCTTCACAAGCTTCTAGTTGTGGAATGAAGGTTTTAATGGTTCCAAGCCACCCATTGTATGTCGCAGGTTCAATATAGATCTTGGGAGCCTTGAATCTACCGCCATGAACCACTGGATCGAGAAAAAATACTCTTGGGTTTTCCGTTGCTGACTTACCAAGTATTGAATCTTCCTCATCGTAAGTGTACTTCCATGTACTTTGATCGTTAGGGTCTGCTGTTGGGTCAACATAGACCAAGTCTTCAAACCCAATTGCTTGCTGTTGATCATATCCGAAATTAAACCCAACAGGAGTTGCACCCTTTGGTGTTTCAACAATCGCATTTCGAATAACATTTAAGACATTCATATTCAAATTATCAAACAAAGCAATTACTTTAGAGGCCTTAGGTGGATTTTGAGAGCCGGACTTCTGCTTTAGAAGATTGGAAAAGAGCTTAACTTCATTTGGTGCGACTTCATAGTTTACCATACCCAACTCTTTCTTGTTGAAGGTTTGGTTTCTCTTTGCGTTTAAAGTAACTTCCGAGTCTTCAGATATCTTAATTCCTAGAATCTTTACGGCGTTAGTCTCTCGAACAAATGCTCGCTGTGTTGACTTGTTGTTGTGCCTAAGCTTATAGGACAATGTCGATTCAAAATCTGGATTGTCGGAGTCTTGGAACCTCATTCTTAGTTGTGGCTCATCTTTGTTGGTCTTATAGTTGAGAGACAATTCTTTTAATTGGTTCAACATTTGAAGACCTACAGTCTCAGGCAGCATACCTCGTCTAAGATCTTTATCCATTATTTTGTCTTTAATAAATCCGGCATCGTCTTTTCTTTCATCCCACTGCTCTTCCGTATCAACGTAGTTGGCATACAGAAAGGTGCGATCTCCAATAGTAACACGGCGATTGTGTTGTTGGAGGTGGTTTCCTCGGGTGTCTATTAAGATGTTTCCAATCAAAGAGCTTCTTTCTCCTATCAAATCTTCTAGGAATTTAGACTCAATCCTCTTGAAATAGTCATTGAGTAAATCTTGCTTGTCTTGCGCCAGAGATTCATCTTCTGTGATGATAGCAGAAGGATCATTCGCACATGCAGGATCCGCTTGGTTCAATATAGCGTCTAGCGCTTCCCCTAGTAGCCCGTCAGGGCCTCTTTGGAGAATGTCGGCTAAAGAGCCAAGGTTGTCGAGTGCACGTTCGTTAGCCTTATCTATCATCTCATCAGCGGTGGATTCATCTAGTCCATTATCCAAATAGATACTCTTCCTGTTAGAATTCCAAAGGTCAAGCTCGTCTTGAGTTAAACAAATGGCGTCATATATCGGAGCGTCCAAATCTTCGTTGGATTGATTCTTGAGGAAATCTTTTAGATCTGGTGGTATATATTTTCCTATTGATCCAAATGCATCTTTGACATCATCCACATCGCCAAGCAAGTCAGACAGTTCTGGACATCTTGAGTTTACCAAAATGGCAAACTTGGAAGCAGTTTGGTCGTCCATATTGCTTGGAGTGTTTGTTAGTAGGTCTATGATTTCTCTTTTGGACATTGTTCCATTGATTGCTTTAAACAGGCAATCATAAGCAGAGTCAGGAACTGCACCTTTGCCGAGTGCATTACCAAAAGCATTTCTTTGAATGTTGTTTAGTTCATCCTCATCGGCATCTGGACAGAACGCATCCGCGAATGCCTCGTCTAATCCAGCTGAGGATCCACCAGTGAGTTGTCCTGCTACGAATTGGCCAATCGCATTTAGCGACTTACATAAGGCATTGTCTAAAGTCTCGAATATTTTCAAGAGCAGCATTGTAATAACTTTTGTAATTACAGTTTCCACTGTGTTAACAAATGCATTCCTAAGTTTTGTAAGGAAAAATGCCCTGTCGAAGTTCAATGGAGTCTTAACTTCCTTAATTTTTGATGGCCATGCAAGACCAACGTGACGAGTAGGACCACACACATCCAAAGACAATGAACCTAGAAAGCTTTTTATTGGAGGATTGAACTGTCCTTGAGTTGAGCACTTAAATATTTGATCTAAAGTGTTGAACACTAAAGTTCCACCGGGAACTTGAGATAGAGAATTTCCAATTTCATCTAGATTCATTACATCGAAAATATATTCTATGTAAGCTTCTACTACTGCTTCTTGGATATTGCCCAATGGCTTACCGAAAGTTCCTTGAGCCTTCTTTTGCTCTTCTAATTGTAAAGTCTTTTCTTCATCCGTCATTTCTTTGAAATCTTTCAACTCGTCAGGAGCTGATGATACTGTGTTTTCAATTTGTTGTTTTAGTTCGTTAATAGAGATCAACATAGCAGCAGGATCAAGAATACCATTGAGCCTAGCTTGTGCTGATGCTAAGGATATGGACTTTTCCCTAAAGACTCTTTTCGTTCCTTCTTGGATTTCCGGTGCGCTGGCGGTTTGTATACTTTGAATTTCCAGCAGATCCATAGCTTTTTTTGCTTTATCGTATTCTATTTGAGCATCTTCCAAGTCAAGCACGGCGGTTACCTTGGCATTGATAGAGTTATCATAATCCCTCTGCAACTCTTC